GAGCTTCACGATATACGAACGCCCAGACGTTCCTTCATGGAAATGTTCAAAATAGACATGCTATGATGGATGACACACGAGGTGAAGTTCCTTTAATTGCAGTTCGTGCTGAACGGTTATTAAATAGTATTGTAAACAGAACTTATTCTAAACTACACGATATGAATGTTAATCTCCAAGACGAAAGAATAGATAGATTTTTTGGAGGCGTTATTGCTACTGATGCGATACCTATGGTTAATCATAATTTGTTGGACGGTGATAAGGTTCAGTATCAAGATGGTGTAGGGGCAACGGTAACCGGATTAGACGATCATCAATACTATTATGTCATTAAAATCGATGCTGATAATATAAAATTAGCATCTACTTATGAACTGTCAAGAGTACCAACACCCTTAACAATATCAGGTGGAGTAGTCACTAATAAATTGGTTGAAGCACCAGGCACAGTAGTAACATTGCGGATCCGTAAAAATTCCGATATTGCAGACGCGACTTGGTCTAGACATAATACAGTCAGATCAGCATCTTCGTGGAGTCAAAACGCAACTGGTTTCAGATTGTCTGAAAACGTTGTAGTTGCGACCGGAGGAACAAATTATGTTGCTGGAGATATATTAGAACTCGATTCAGGAATAGTTAACCATAGAGAAGCGGTGTTAGAAGTAATTGAAGTATCAGCAGGAGCAATAGTTAAAGTACGTATTCTACCTTTGACGGGAGGACATCTATTAGAAACTGATGGTGTATCAAATGCTAATTATGGTTCATATAATGGAAAAATTAGTGGTGCGATAGGACATAAGGCAAGTGGTGTTGGGTTCAGTGCCACCGCGGGTGCGGGTGCTACGTTCTCTGTATCGGTTAAATGGGGCCATGGGTTCTGGTGGACGAACTTTTATAAATCTTGGGGTGAATATAATTTCGGAGGAAGTGATATTCTATCTGCAAGGGTCAACCAAGATATAGCATTTTGTTACGGACATTCTGATAATAGTGAAGAAAACTTACAAAACTTGACTGTCACAGGCCAAGTCTACCAACCAGGATATAACGCGAAGGTTCAACTATCATTAAATTGGCAAGAGATACAGTAGCATGTTTGTGGGCAATTACGGGAATTATTGGCAGTGGTTACCTGCTGATGAGAGTGGTTATCCTGGCCAGAAAGTGGCATTCGACGGTGCAACAAGAACCATCTATGTAAACGAGGGTGTTTCCGAACTTGATACAAAGATTGACTTGTACTCTGCATGGAAAGAATGGGTGTTGGCATCTACGGAAGCACCATCCCCTATTGTATGGGCAAAAGCATTTACTGCTATTGGTGGGGACCCGATTACTGCTGGTCAGGATCTAGGTACTACCTACTTCTTAGAGAACGGTTGGAGAATACAACCTATTCCATATGGAACGTCATACACACTGACTATAACAGGTAACCTATATACTAGAGAAGCCGGTGAAACACCGTTTCGATTTGCGAATGGTGTTTCGGTATCATTGGTTAGATCCAACATCGTTGAATTAATTACGGTAGAAGCACTTGCGGTGGCAATTACACCAGATGATGTTACTGCGATCTCTAATGCAGCAGCAGATAAAGTTTGGGATGAACTACTTTCAGATCATACTATTGCAGGATCAGCTGGTACTAAACTGAAAGACAACTTGAAGAAAACACAATATATTGCAAGAATATAAAAGGAGATCCATTATGGACGACAATACTGACGTAGAAAATATCATAACAAACATCGGTGCCAAGAACTTTACCGCGGCCGAATCCAACTTTAATAGCGCATTGGACGATAGAGTCCAGATTGCTCTAGATCAAGCGAAGGTTAGAATCGCATCTAAAATTTTCGATGACACAGCGGTTGAGACCGAAGAAGACGAAGATCAATCTTGAGATTTAAAAAGGTATAAATAAACTCTATGAAGAAATTTTCTACTATAAGAGAAGCGAAGAAGACTGCACCCAAGGGTGATAAAGTTTCTTCGAAAAAGGTTGGCAAAGTTTCCGTTGCGGTGTACAAGGGTAAAGGTGGATTCACTGCATACATTGATGGTGACAAACTAGACACATACCGGTCGCAGAAAGAAGCAGAAGCAATGTCTACGGAATTCGCAAAGGAAGTATAAATGAAACTGATTGTAGAAACCATCGAACAAGAACTTGAGGTTATCACCGAAACGAAAAGCAACGGCGAAAAGTCTTATATGATTGAAGGTATTTTCGCACAAGCAGAAGGTAAGAATAGAAATGGACGTGTTTATAGCAAGAAGGTTTTAGAATCTGCTGTTAACAAATACGTTACAGAGCAGGTTAGCATGAAGCGGGCGGTAGGTGAGTTAAATCACCCTGCGGGTCCTACTGTTAATCTGGATAAAGTTTCCCACCTCATTACTGAACTTAGTTGGTCAGACAATGATGTGATCGGAAAGGCATCTATACTCGACACTCCTAATGGAAAGATTGTAAAAGGTCTACTAGATGGTGGCGTTCGACTGGGTGTTTCAACTCGTGGTATGGGTAGTCTTGAGAATAGAAACGGCGTCTCCTACGTAGGTAAGGACTATATTTTAAATACAGTCGATATCGTACAGGATCCATCAGCAGTCGGTGCTTTCGTTAACGGAATCATGGAAGGTGTTGATTGGATTTGGAACAACGGCGTTCTCGAATCTCGGGTAATTGAAGAAATTGAGACAGAAATTAAGCGCGCTCCAAAGAAGGATCTATATGCGGTCCAGATTCGTGAGTATAAGAATTTCCTCTCGTTGCTAAAAACAAACTTTAAGGAGTAACACATGAACGAAGATCAAGATTTCGAAAATGTAGACCTTCCTGACGGTGATGAAAACATCGAGGAAGAGAAAGGTCACGATCCGGAAAAGGCAGAAAAGCAATCCATCGACTCTGTAGATGCTACAGACGGTGTTGTTAAGAAAGCCCCATCCAGGAAACTGGACAGCAAGAAGCAAGATCCTAAGCAGAGTCTTAAGAGCAAATCTGGCATGTTAAACGCTATGTATTCTAAAATGGCAAGCATGAACAAGGAAGCACTTACGGCGATGTATAGCAAAGTTTCTGAAGATTTTGATGACGTTGAGATTGACGAGAAGAAAGAGGAACTTCCAGAAAGTTCTTATGACTTCTCTGAAGAATTGACTGATTTGGTTGAATCGGAAGCAACGCTCTCTGAAGAATTCAAGAGCAAAACTGCTATCATCTTTGAGACTGCGATTCGTTCTAAGATCGCGACGGAAGTCGGGAGATTGGAAGATGAATATCAAGAGAGACTTAGCGAAGAAATCGAGACTACTCGAACTGACCTCGTTGAGAACGTTGATAACTACCTCAACTATGTAGTTGAAAATTGGATGGAGGAAAACCAAGTCGCTGTTGAGACAGGTCTCCGTGCTGAAATCGCCGAAGATTTTATGAGTAACTTGAAAGAGTTGTTCGTTGAATCTTACATCGAAGTTCCTGAATCCAAGATTGACCTAGTTGACGAACTTGCTGTACAGGTGGAAGAACTTGAAGAAAAACTTAATGGACAAACAGAGTCTGTTATTACTATGTCTGAAGAACTTGAGTCATACAAACGTGCCACGGTTATCCGTGAACACAGTCGTGACCTAGCGGAAACTGAAGTTGAAAAACTGATGTCTCTTGTTGAGTCGCTTGACTTTGAAGACGAAGACACTTTTTCTGCCAAGGTTAAGACTGTTAAAGAATCCTACTTCAAGAAAGAATCTACAGAAATTGTAGATGAAACTCAAGATGATTTCGATGAAGAAACAGTTGCACCATCAGCAAAAATGGCACAATACGTCCAGTCCCTTCGTGGGTCTCGGAAGTAAAATAAAAATAATCCAATAGGAGCATATTAAATGCAAAATCAAATGCCTTTCAATCAGTTGATTGAAAAGTGGGCACCGGTCCTAGACGACGAATCTGCGTCTCCGATCACTGACCACTACAAACGCGCTGTAACAGCGTCCATTCTGGAAAACCAGGAACGCGTAACCGAAGAAGAAGCGGGAATGCTGAACGAAGCAGCGCCTACCTCTACTGGCGGCGTTGCTAACTGGAATCCAGTTCTAATCGCACTTGTTCGTCGTGCAATGCCTAACCTTATGGCATATGACGTATGTGGCGTTCAGCCTATGTCAGGACCTACTGGTCTTGTCTTCGCAATGCGTTCACTTTACAAGAGCAGTAAACTTGGTACAACTGCAGGGGATGAGGCGTTCTTCAACGAAGCAAACACTTCTTACTCTGGAGACTCCGGGGGTGCTGCGCACACTGCTGATCCTTCTGGTCTATCTGGTCTTACTGATTCGAATGCTGATAGTTCAATCGATAACGAACGAACCGGGCCCACCTTTGGTACCGCGATGGCTACACCTACGGCTGAGACTCTTGGTCAAGTTGGTGCAGACTCGTTCGGCGAGATGGGTTTCACAATCGAGAAGCAGACTGTTACTGCTAAATCTCGTGCATTGAAAGCGCACTACACGCTAGAACTTGCACAAGACTTGAAAGCAATCCACGGTCTTGACGCTGATGCTGAAATCGCTAACATTCTGCAAACAGAAGTGCTTGCTGAAATTAACCGCGAAATCATCAGAACGATTAACTCCCAGGCAGTAACTGGTTGTACCACTTCTAACGTTGCTACTCAGGGTATCTTTGACCTGTCTACTGACGCGGATGGTCGCTGGTCAGTTGAGAAATTCAAGGGACTTCACGTACAACTCGAAAGAGAATGTCACGCGATTGCTAAGGCAACTCGTCGAGGCAAGGGTAACATCATCATCTGTTCTTCAGATGTTGCTACTGCTCTATCCTCTGCGGGCGTACTTGATTACACTCCTGCGATGTCTACACAACTCCAGGTTGATGATACAGGCAACACGTTTGCTGGTATTATCGGTGGAAAGATTAAGGTCTATGTTGATCCTTATGCTACTGTAGATTTCGTCACTGCTGGTTATAAGGGTACTAACCCATATGACGCTGGTGTGTTCTACTGCCCATACGTGCCGTTACAGATGGTTCGTGCGGTTGGTGAGGAAGACTTTCAGCCAAGAATTGGCTTCAAGACCAGATACGGAATGGTCGCGAATCCTTTTGCACAAGGTAATGGAACAATCGTTTCTGCAGACCTAGCGCCTCCTAAGACGAACGTTTACTACCGCATAATGCGGATCGATAATATCCTTGCATAGGATAGTAGTATAAAAAGAGTTAGTTTAACTAACCACTTTAGACCTCACTAGTTCGCTAGTGAGGTTTTTTTTTGTATAAATAGATGTGTATCGCGGTGTTAGCGCACCCATACACACTAATAACTAAGAAGTAGTTACCAGCATGACTATCTATACCCACAAGCACCACATCATCCCACGTTACTCAAGATCCATAAGTTTCTGTTCTATCAGTTGCTTCTTGTAAACCTTTCGTTTCATCTCACTTTGCAAATACTCATATCTAGATTTTTCTGCGGATATAAGAGGCGTGTTGCTCAGTTCTTTGTTCCTGTAATGAGCAATGACCTCGGCGTCCTTCTTGATATCTAACCCGATGATCTCGGCCTTTAGTTCAAACTCGGCACTTCTCGCAACGTGTCTGGCATCCAGGAACAAGAATGCCGCAAACATCGATCCGAACAGCGTGAGTATAGTCAAAACAGTGGTGGCCAAATTAAGAAGATGTTTTTCGTCTTTCATTTTAGTATATCGATGAGTTGTTATTGTATTTATACTGTTAAATCAATGACTTAGTGAGTATTGTGGTTTTAGACGCAATCGACGATAATAGTTATATAACGAATTAGAGAAGAAAGTAAGGAAACGACATGATGAATAAGTTGCCTAAGATCACTAGATGCACCAGACACGCATACGAGACATACTGGCAATCAAGCAACCTCTATTGTCACCAAGGAACGTCGACTCAACACACCCATAACCGGTGTACGAAATGCGACCAGACAGCCTACCGGAACAATGAAACAGGCAAACTCTTATATCGCTAACCACTAACCAATCATGATTGAAATCAGCAAACAAGGTAAGCCGCTCAATGTCACCGTCATTACCGACGATGGGAAAAGAGTTGCCACAATAAGAAGAGAACGAGCAAAAACATTCTTGCTTGTCCTTCACACCGGAGCTCGTCCTTTCACTAGCGTGATGTTCAACACCCCGACTAACTGTACTGTTTTCACTACTCGCAACAAAGCAATCAAAGAAGCTTTAACCCAAATTCAACAATAATAGTAAATAAACAAAATGAAGAAAAGTAGACTAAGAGATATTCGCCACACTTGTGGCCTATCCAAAAAAATCAATGCCGCAGAGCGTAAAGCATTGCGAGCCAAAGAAAGACAACAAGGAAAAAAAGAGAAAAATCATGACTAATAAACAACTTATCTCGTTTGCACGCGCCCACGAGTTGCAGCAGTTTTTCCTGCAGATTTCTGACGCAGAAGGCTTTGAAGACCAAGGCCCACTTCTAGCGTTTACTATCTACGACCCTTGGGAGAAGTTTGATGTAACTGTCTACCTCACCCAGGAAAACCGAACAAAACTAAAAGCACTGTTGTAAGTGTAAGAGAGAAAAATAATGAAAATAGACCTATCAAACGAAGGCATCATAAACGTCATCACATCTGCAGGGTTTGTAACCGCTGCCGACTGGGACAGATCAAGGCTAATACATGAACTGAAAATGCTCATCAATCGCGGTGACATTGACGAAATACAAATCATCATCGAAGAGTCTGGAGAATGAAATTAAAAATACTTTTATAAGGAGAACGACAATGAAAAAAGTAACTAATAAATGGCAGTGCTTTCTCTGTCACTGGTACTACTTCTTAGGTGACATGGTGTCACGCCCGATGTGCCGATGGGATTGGCCTGTGTACGATCTGTACAACGCCCTGATGATCCGCTCGTCTGATATAGATGAGAAGTATGGACAGCGTTGGATCTGGGGAGATGTTGATGAGTTCAGTAACTTAATGCAAGGAGAAGATGAATGAAATGGAAAAATTATAACCTGCAAGAGCAGCGACAGGCTTTACTTGAGATCATACCTGATCTTGAGGAAGGCGATAACAAAAACAAACTGCGTGATCTAGCGCATTGGATAGACCGAAATTCTGACAACGAGAGAGCAAGAAAGGTAATGATCTACGTCTACCTTGATCTTAATGATGAGGGGCGGTTGTACTTCACCACAAGTCCACAGGTGTATATGGACGCTGAGGACATGCGTTACCAATACTCGTTTGAGCATGAGGTTAGACCGGAGTATTGGCGTGGAGAAGTTCGCAAGATTGGAACCAACGATGTTGCCGAACGTGCATTGATTGGAGAAGCGTATGACGCTGCTCGTGCTTCTGCTGATGCTGCTCGTGCTGCTGCTGATGCTGCTTATGCTGCTGCTCTTGATACTGCTTATTTTGCTGCTTTTGATGCATCTGAGGTTGCTTGTGAAGCCGCTGAGGCAGCTGCCGAAAAACTTAAACCCTGGTATCGCCAGTTCTGCAAACGACCCACTTTCAACGATGAATATCCGGCGACGTTCAGCCCAGCTGATGCTGGCCGTGATGTTGCCAACTGGGTTAAACGATACGAGGAGATGACTAATGACGAGATTGACTAAAGTCATGTCTAGAAAAGAACTTGAACAGTTTCAACAAACATTGGATCCAGTGGTTTGGAAAGATGTTGAGATGGGTAAAGTGGACAAGAAAGTCTATAATAAATATATTTATCAAAAAAATAGAGTGCATGATCTGCTGACACCCTTTGTATTGTCAGACATGAGAGTTGAAGGTGATCTGAAAAGAAACAAAATGTTCAAAGAAACTCGTGATGTTGAAATCCAAATGGTTACTGATAGACTTCATAAGGAAACCTGTTCACGTACCCATGATTGTGAGATGATGGCTTGTCTGTACACATGGGGCAATTGGGAAAATGATGTCAGAGAAGATATGTATGACTTTTATTTGAAGGCAGAAAAGTTAGTAGCATATGTAAGAAAGTATGGTTTAATATAATAACTGAAGAGGACGGAAAATTAACATGTATGAAGGTGAATTGACACTGCTGGAGATTGCCGAGATGGGACTCGGATTAGATGACCCGTATGGTGATGGTATAAGACTCCAGATTGCACGGAAACCGTCGGTGGGGCGGCAGGACGCTTTAAACCTTGTCCGGGATAGACAGTACCCGTTAGACCACACCGCGATTCTGGAGCAATATGAGAGCGTGGTGAGAGATTCACGGTTAGTCAGATTGAAGTACCCAAATTCTTCTATTAAATCAACGACTTAGCGACTATTGTGGTTTTAGACGAAATCGACGATAATAGTTATATAACAAATTAGAGAAGAAGTGAAATAAATGAGTATCTTACTGAATAATTATTTGAGTCCTGATTTCGAATCATCAATCTTCAAGGGTATCCCGATGTCGATGCGTGAATGTGCCGAAGTTCGGAATATCATGATGACAGGTAAATTCTTCGTCAAGTATCGCGGTGGATCTACGCCAACATATAGACGGTCGCAATTAAACACCGTGAAAGAACATGCTACATCGTTCGCGATTTATGCCAAAAAATCTTATTAAAATCAACGACTTAGCGACTATTGTGGTTTTAGACGAAATCGACGATAATAGTTATATAACAAATTAGAGAAGAGGTGAAAAAGATGACAACGTATCTGATAGTGAATAGAGAAACAAAGACGGTTGTTCAAGTACCAGGAAACGGCGTGGGTTGCTGGAAGGCGGCACGATATCAGACGCTCGGTGCGGCAAAATCTGCTATCACTCGAATGAAGAAGCGAAAACTGCACCACTATATGGGCGGCAAGCGGGCGCCAACCTGGTGTCTCGATGTCGAAAAATACGCGATCTATATCTACCCCGGATACGTCGATATCGGTGAGTGGATCAACAATCTCGACCAATATCGTGCAATGGACAATCAAGTAGAACGCGTCAACATCATGACAGGTAAAACCTACATGGAAGATGCCAATACGGCTAGTTGTTGTTCTCCTTCTTCCGAAACATACTGGAGCATGTAAATGAAGATTGTACTTTGTACGCAGGATCGAGAAAACTACGGTGCCCACGCGTGGGACGGACAAGGTGAATGTCCTGCCCACTGGAAATACAAGGGTGGTGACACTTATATCGTTGAGGGTGTTGGCATCGACGAAGCACAGTCGCCTGATTTCTGGGCACTGGTAGAGAACAGCGTTAGTCAGAAGTCGGATGGTTTCGAGTCGTATGTCATCAGTTCGAATCTGGTCGACGATTGTGAAGAAAACGCGCAGTGGTGTGAGGATTGCGAAGCACCCATTATTCTCACCGTCGAGCAATCCGGCCGTATTCTGGCGTCTAAAGAATCAAACACTGAGATGATGCCTGTTGAATTTATAGGCCACCGAGCAATCTGGGAACAAAAAGGTGGTATGCCCGTCGAGAACACCCATTATCAAGAGTACCTCAAGTCGGATGACTTCGGCACGATGACGGTTGTTAATTGGAAAGGTGAGAAGATTGAAAATCCTGTACTATTTGATGTTTGGTTAGAAGAGGTGACTGGTTGGCGCTGGCAGGCGATTGAAATGCCAGGCGAATCGATCCCCACCTACTCGGACCGATTGCCGCGAACAAAAACTTGTGAACTAATCGCAGTAAAAAAGGAAATTAAATAATGACGTACAAATCAGTAGAAATTGAAGCAGCAAAAGAAAAGTTAATCAGGGTGTTCCCAATGGAATTTCCCGAAGATGAATTGATGTGGGGCATCATTGAATGTGCCATCGAGGATCTTTGTCTGGTTGATAAATCAGCAAAGACGCTACAGGCGATCAAGAGAATACCTGATGCCCGAACTCGAAAAGGAAAGATTCGGAAGAAGCGTCTCGAAGAAACGGCGGCAGAATACCTGGTGATAGCAGAAGATGCCCGAGATTTTCTAGTGAACGGATGTTGGCCTGCGACGATTCAAGGTATCAGTCAATCATATGTCACCCGCGTGTTGACACAATTGGGGTTAGTGTAATGACTAATACAAAACCTAAATACGTGTTCCGAGAGGAAACAACTGACTGGGGTCCTATCGATGTATACGGTAACTCATCTGCGCAAAATCATATCTATGTGTTTGCGAACAAACTAATGGTGGGTTATGTTAAGCGAGGAACCAAAAAGGTGTACTGGACAGAAAAACCATCACGCCAGTGGTCACCGAGCAGGAGAACATTTCGCTACCTGAGTGCTATTGAAATTGAGGATATAGAAACATGATTCAACATGATCAATTAGAATTAGATTTTGGTTTTAAATTTTTAGAGGTCAGTGACGACCTGATTGTTGCATTAGATGAGTCAGAGTGGTGTTTATCTGAAATCAACGGCAGAATCAAAGACGACGACCCTGCGCGCGCAGCATTCTTCGGAGCGTATCTGGTTCGCGAATCGATAACCGTACTGTTAGAGAGCATAAACGGAACCGCAGTAGATCCATACAGACCGCGAGATATAGAAAACGTCTTGGAAGAAGCATACCGTGGTATGCTGGCGATCCGTAGCATTTTGAAGCGTGTGAGTTAAACTTCATCGTTTATGGGAAATATATCTTAGACGATTTAAATGAAGTATAAATAGATCTATGGCAGAATTAACTTCAAACATCAATTATCTACAACCGTCGGGTTTCAGTGTCTCCATTTCTCGGGAAAACTATCCGAACTTGGAATACTTCGCCCAGCAAATATCTCACCCATCTATCACT